CTTTTATTTTAATTTTGTTGTCTAAAATAGTTTTTCTATCGGGTGGTTTTATGTCTAATAAATTAATATTAAGATTAACTACTTGACCAGTATGTGGACATTCTATCTGTGGCTTACAGATTTCACCAACTGATTTTGCTCTAACATTGATAAACAAATATTCTATATCAATAATTGGAAGTTCTCCAACATCTATATTGTCTTCAACGCAAGAATTTAACAAATTCTTAATACAAGTTACCATTGTATGTTCTTTGTCATCTTCTAATGCCATTAATAAAATTTTCTCTTCTTTTACATAAAAAGGACGATATGATATCTTTTTGTCAGAAAGTGGTAAATGTAATTCATATGTTGGTATTTGTGATTTTAATAATCCCGATATAGTTTTCATAATAATAATCTCCTATTATAATTAATTTGATGTTTATTCTATTTTATAGTCTCTAAACGAGAAAGATACTGTTTGTCTAATGTATTCATCAGGTGTTGCATATGACAATGGCACGGGTGATATCGTTTTTGGAAAAACTTCATTTGCTATTAGATGATAATCTACTTCATATTCTCCTGAGTTATCCCCCGAAGAGGAGCCTCCTTCTCTTAATAACATTATTTCCATTGATCCAGTATATGAATTCGAGCCCAACCTATCATAATAAAGAACATTTTGAGTAGGAGAAATTATTTGATCCATCCATATTTCCATTATCCATCTTAGCCCACCACCAGATACTACATTGTCATTTCCTGTCCACTCTTGTTTTGCTAAAAGAACAAAAGTTACATCTAAATCTCCACTATATACCCTTTCTTTTGGCATTTCCCGTATAGGACCTACTGACCTTGTTTCTTCTACTGTTATACTTCTGCCTGGAAGTGTAATATTTTCAGCCCATAGAGGCCCCCAGTGATCACCCCCCATAGCGCCTGGCAGAGTAAGAAATACCTCATATCTATTTGATCTTAATAAAGGATATCTAGAAATAAATGCACTAACATCATTAACTGTATGGGTATGCGCCCCACCTGATGGGTCTGGGCCCGCATATTCCCCCCCTCTATGTTGAGAAAGGGTAGTTCTACTTAATGATGGCATACCGATGGTATTTTTAATCCCATTTCTAATATTCTTATCAATTATTGGCATATAAAATTTCCTCCACATTCTATTTAGTAGAAGGAAATAAATCTTTTTCTGTTACTATTAAGAATTTCCAACCATTTTGTTTACAGAATTTTTTCGCTGATTTCCATTTAGAAATATTTATTTCATATGTCATACATTCTTTGATATAAGTTCTATTTGTTTTACTTTTTATTTTTGGTTTTTGTGTTTGTTTGAATGGTTTAACTTCAACAATTACTGTTTCTACTTCATTATTTTTTCCTAATTTTTCAACAATAAAGTCTGGATAATATTTATGAGTTTTTTTATCAATAGTAGAATAGTAAGGAATAGCCAATTCTTCACTACCCCATCTTAGTATATTTTTATTTGTGTCTAGGTATTTACAAAACTTTCGTTCCCACAAAGATCTACAGATAATATTATCTGGATTCCCTAGATACTTGTTTCTGTTTTGAGGTTTGTATTTTGTTTTGTATGCCATAAATGTTATTTGAAACCATTATATATATTATAAGGAGAACTATATATGTCTCATAATGCACCAGAAATTGAAGGGGATCAGGGATGGCGTATAGACTACCCATCTACTAACCCTTTTGGTAATGCGGAGGAAATTCAGCATTGGATGCACTTCGGTTGTTATGAGTCAGTCACTAATCTTATTAATAGCGGCATTGGAAATCAAGATGTATATGGAATCAAATTTGGTGATATATTTGTTCAGGCACCTGATAATGTTATTGAAGCAGATACACATAATTGGGGTGCGATCAATCAAAAATTAATGGGTGCAGCCCTACAAGCCATGTCAGGTGAATTTGGTAATGTTAATCGGCAAGGAGGATGGGGACAAGTAGGTGCATCAATTCTTGAAATGATTGGAGGGCCTGGTGCTGCCCTTGCGAAAAGTGTTGCGGCCGTAGGGAGTAGAACTGTTCTGAATCCTAGAAGCGAAAAATATTATGAGTCGCCAGGTTTTAGAACATTTGGTTTTGCATGGAAGTTCGCTCCTATGTCTGCTCATGATAGTTTATTACTAAGGACATTGACTGAAATATTTCGAAAATATTCTTATCCGAGTTTTATGGGGGCGGCAGGGTCGCAAGGAGGAACCGTTCCCCACGAACAAGTAGGCATTCTGGGTATGCGATATAAATCTCCTCCTGAATGGGACATAAATCATGTATTCACCGATGGAAGTGTCTATCAGGGGCTTTCTCATGCAGGAAAGTGTGTGTTACAGTCAGTCAATGTTAATTATACTGCTGGTGGTATTGTTCAATCTTATATTCCAGAAGACGGGTTTGGTTCAGATGTATTTGTAAATTTGGAATTGTCATTCTCTGAGGTAGATCTTAAACATCAACATAGCAATATTTTTAATCATGGTAGCGCGGCAGACAACATGGCCCAAAACCATCCAGCCCTGATCGCACCCGCACCTCAAGTCGGCCAATAGGATTTTAAAAAGTTAAGTAATTATGTATTTTAAACAATTCCCAAAAACAAATTATAATTTCAAGTCTCTTGGTTTAGAGTCTGTTGAACTTGTTGATATTTTTCGTAGAGTTGCATTTAACTTTCAACCCTACACTTTAACAAAAAGACCAACCGTACCTTATATTCTTAAAGAAGGTGATACAGCAGATATAGTTGCTCAAAAAGTTTATGGTAATTCTGAATATTGGTGGCTGGTTCTTCTTTATAATAATATAATAAATCCATTTAATTCTTTTCCAAGATCATCTAAAGATTATGATCCTATTGGAAATGGAGTTACTGTTATACACATAGAAAAGAAAGGAGAAGCGTCCCATGCAGGACACTCTACTAGGGATATTCGAGTTGGTGATATTATAATAAGAACCACAAAAACTCAGTCTGAAACTTTTTCTAAGAATGGTATTAATTATATTGCCATCCCTAGGCCAGATCAAGATGATGATGGTAATTTTAAAATGGCAAAAGTTGTAGCATGGGATCCAAACTTAAGGCTTGCTATGATTGTTGGAAAAGATAAAGATTCATTCATTAAGTATACGGGTTCTGGCGACGGTGGCTATTTCGTATTTGTAATGGGATCATATGATCCTCATAAACCACACAACTATAAATCTAGAGAAGATAATTCTTATCCTGTTTTTTTTGGAACAGTTAGAAAAGTTAGTACATGGGATAAACGCTTACTTGGTTTTGTTGATAGCAAAACTGGAAACCCAGTTTCCCCGTTAACAAATATTACAACAGGAAAAATAAATAGTTCTATATGGAAATCTTCTGATCAGATAGTAAGCGGTGATCCTCCAAAATTAATTCCCTCAACAATAGATTATACTAATACTATAATTGGAGGATACCTTGGTATGGATAATGGTGGAACCACATGGGAAGACAAATATAGTGCTGATATTTCTACATCAGGTGATATTACAGCAACACATACTAGAGGTTTACAAAGTCTTAGTTTGTTATCTGATAGATATAAAGAAGAAGCCTATACCTTATTTAAGCAATCATTAACTTCTGAAAAGTATAGTATTAATGAGTTATCTACGATGTCTAAAACTTTTAGAAATACCCCATTAAGAAATAGTAATATAGTGAGATAATTATTATGGTTCAGGAAGGCATTCAAAATCAATATGATGTCAATGTAAAAAAGGCTATCTTGGTAGGTATTCAAAACAGTATATGGAATAATGAGGTAGATCTTATTGCAATTAATGCTTTTTTACAGATATCATTATATGAAGATATGTTTGCACCTAGTGTTGCTGGAAGAATTTTACTCAGGGATGTTTATGATTGGGGTTCTGCTCTTCCTCTCCTTGGAGAAGAACTTTTACTTCTCGATTTAGAAACTCCTGGCGTAGATGAAGATACTAATCCTCCTCCTCTCAAACTTCCCTTATTTTATGTTTATAATATATCTCAAGTTGAATCAAGTATTATTCCTCAAGGTAGACAGTGGGTTTTAGATTTTTCATCTTGGCCACATATTGTTCATAATCAACATTATACATCTCATTTACATGGTCTTCGATCAGATCATCAAATTAAAGAAAATATAGACGGCGGCGAAGATTTTTTCATGGGACCTGTTAGTGAACTAGCAGAGAAAATTATGACTAGTGAGGAGGGACTTGATGGATTTAACCAAAGTTGGAAGCATGGTAGTGGGCAATGGTTTGGTTGGAATCAGGCAAATTCAGAAATAGACCATGCACCTTTCATAGAAAAAACTTCAAATAATATTTTATATAAACCAGATCAGGGTGCTTATCGTGTTTTAAGAAAAAGTACAGAAGAAAAATCTTTTTCATTATTAACACAACTTGCAGAAAATTCAATATCTGAAAGAAATCCAAATGTTGCAAATTTTGTATTTTATCAAGATTTAGATCGGTGGAATTTTAGATCGATTGATTCGTTGTTGGGGACATATGAGGATTCAGAAGACCCCTTCAAAGGAGAAGGCAAAGGAGAAGGCAAAGGAGAAGGCAAAGGAGAAGGCAAAGGAGAAGGCAAAGAAGAAGAGGAATCTGAATTTTTCCCTATTGAGCCAGTAAAAACATATTGTGGTGGTATGCAAACACAAGGTGGTTATAGTTCACTTTGTCCTAATAAAAAAGACAGGATAATAGGGGAAATTAAAGTTATTAGACAATCTAATAATTTTGATAATGCGCAAGATGGTATGTTTGCTTCAACTATGAGTTTTTATAAACCTAAAATTGATACACAAAATAATCCTTTTTGGTTTGCAAATAATATTGATTATGTTTATTATAGAGTTAATTGTAGATACAAGGATCATTTTCCAGCGGCTTTAATTGGTTTTGAAGCGATGAATGAATCCATAGATACCGATCAATATAAGAATAAATGGAGATATGGTTTTGCAGAAGTATATCTTGTTTTCAATTATGGTCATCATGTAGGTTTGGGTTCGAGAGGATTTCCAGAATGGAGAATAAAACCAATTTCACAGGGTGGTGTTCGTTCATGGGTTTCTTTTAAAGAAGATGGACCTCATTGGATAATGGGTGATAATAACGATGAGGAATATGATATTTTTGCTCGTAATGCATTTAACAATATGGAATGGGGAAATGAAGGAGCAGGTAATTATGATACGCCTGGGCAGGATAATTATAGGCAAGGATGGGAAGCGCCTGGAGTTAGAATAGATACAGAAGTATGGGAACAATCATGTTTCAAACTCCAACCCATAAGAGGATCTATGGACAGAGATCAAAGAGGTATAGAGAATGATTATGTAGATGCAACATATAATGTTGGAGAATTTAATAATGTTGTAAGACATGTTCCAACTGAACTTCCTGGCGATGGTGATGCAATTGCTGGTGATCACCTATATCCTATTGTTGATATGAAAATGTATTGGGATCAAGAAAATGAAGCACATTACTTCTTTAGTGCTTCAAATGCAGTAGATGGTGAGTGTACAGAAGTAGATTATGAATCAGAAAATTCGACATGTGATGGTGAACCTACTCCCGCTGGCGACGGAGAGGAACCCCTTGAATAATAAAATTGGATAATAATTATGTCAATTCTTAGATCATGTTGTTGTCGTGAACCTACTCAAATTGTTGGAAGACCTGCTGCATATATTATGATAGGTCCTTCCGATTCTGATGTGGTTGGTAAGTCAGATCATTTTAAAGGATGTTGCTTATGTGATGAAAATCCATATTGTACATGTCAAGCGGCAGGGGCGATTCCAGGCTTGCCTTGTTCTGATATTCCTGATTCAGATGCT